GACTATGAAGTCCAGCGGATCAGTCGTGGGGATTACGTTACTTTGCCTAACAAAACGACTCAGGGTCGGCCTAGTCAGTTTTGGTTTAACAGGCAGATTAATCCTGTAATTAACTTATGGGCTGTTCCTGAGAACTCTACAGATCAGATCATCTACTACTATGTGCAACGGATTGAGGACGCAGATAATCTTGTCAACACTACTGACATGCCTTTTAGGTTTTATCCCTGTATGGTTGCTGGTCTTGCTTACTATCTTGCGATGAAGCGGGCTCCAGAGCGTCTACAGCTTCTAAAGTCTGTATACGAGGAAGAGTTCCAACGCGCTGCTGACGAGGACGAGGATCGAGTTCCGTTGAAGTTGCAGCCTAGCATTCGTTATTTGAGGGTCTAATGCCATACGCATCGGGTAAAAACGCATGGGGAATATCTGATCGGTCTGGTCGCCGTTACCGTCTGCGTGAGATGCAGGTTGAGTGGACGGGCGCTAAAGTAGGTCCTGACGAGTTTGACCCCAAGCACCCACAATTATTTCCTCCTAAAGCTTCTCCAGATCCGCAGGCTCTTCGTAATCCACGACCAGATCAAGCAGAAGCATTACAGGTGTACGTTGACACTCCGACCGTCGAATCGCCTACATTGGAGCGTATTCGTGCGATAGGTAAGGTCGGCATAGTGACGGTGACAACATGACAATGACATACGGCGAACTGAAGCAAGCCATTCAGGATTACACCGAGAACGACGAGACAACGTTTGTGAACAACCTGCCTTTGTTTATTAGGTTGGCGGAGGAGCGCATACTTAAAAGTGTGCAGTTAAATCTGTTTCAAAAGAATCAAGCGGGGACTATGACGACGGGAAATCAGTATTTGGCTGCTCCGTCTGATTTTCTTGCTCCGTTTTCGTTGAGCATTGATGTGAGTGGGGATGCTGAGTTCCTATTATTTAAGGACTTAGACTTTGTACAGACATACACCCCCGATCCGACGACAACGGGACAACCGAGATACTACGCCCAGTTCGACGTTGATAACTTTATTTTGGCTCCAACTCCTAACGCTAACTACACTGTGGACATACATTATCTGTATCGCCCAGCCTCTTTGACTGCTGGGGCAGACAGCGGCACCAGTTGGTTGAGTACAAATGCTGAAATAGCTTTGCTTTACGGATCGTTGGTAGAAGCGTATACATTTATGAAAGGGGATCCGAACCTTATGCAGATGTATATGCAACGCTATGGCGAGGGTGTCTCCAGACTGAAGAACTTGGGCGAGGCTCAAGAGACAATAGACGAGTACCGTTATGGTACTTTGAGGACTCCTAGATCATGATGCCAGGTTTAGAATTATCAAACGACTTTAAGGTAGAGGTACACACCACTCAAGGTCGAGGCTTTTCTCCGGAAGAAGTCGCAGAACGGTGTGCTGATAAAATTATTTCTGTTTCGAATGGCTCGCATCCCGCAATACAGGCGCAAGCAAATGCGTTTAAAAAGCAGGTTGTAAAGGTCGTAGATTTTTATTTACGAGAAGCTATCAAAAGTGACAGAACTACGATATATAATGCACTCACAGACGCAGGGCACCCAGAGCTTGCGGAACTTATAAGGAGAATGTGACATGGCTTTTTCTGGAAATGCAATGAGCACATCATTCAAGAAAGAGCTCTTGTTTGGTGTCCATGATTTTGATCTCGCTAACGGAGACACCTTTAAACTGGCGCTATACACTAACAGTGCCGTTCCTTCTGATATGGGCGGTTCCGGAAGCACTATGGACGCTAGTGTAGAGAACTATGCTACAAACAACGAGGTAAGCGGAACAGGGTATACGGCGGGGGGTGGCGCGTTAACTTGTGTAGATCCAACTTCTAGCGGCACTACAGCACTGACTGACTTTCAAGACTTGACGTTTTCTACGGCGACGATTACGGCGCATGGAGCAGTGATTTATAACACTACTCCGAACACCACATCTCTTTCGGTAACTAATCCAGCAGTTGTTGTGTTGGATTTTGGCGCGGACAAAACGTCAACTGCGGGTAATTTTACCATTGTTTTCCCAACAGCGGACGCAAGTAACGCTATAATCCGGATAGCCTAATGGCAGATATCATCGTTCCAATCGGCGGTTGGTCCCGCTTCGGTTGGGGCGATATGCCGTGGGGTCAAACAGACCTTCCTAAAGCAACAGGTTCAGTTGGTTCCGTAACAGTTGTTGCGGAGGCTAATGCGCCTGTAACTGGGTTGGAAGCCACCGCGTCGGTGGGAACAGTAACCGTTGTAGCGAAAGCCAACGTGTTCCCGACGGGGGTAGAGGCGACAGGGCAGGTAGGAACAGCTACCGTTATTGGTAATGCCAATATCTCTGTTACTGGTTTAGCTGCCACGGGCAATGTCGGCACTGTTACAGTGGATGCCGACGCAATCGTCACCGTAACTGGGCTTGAAGCTACAGCAGCGGGTGGCGCAGTCACGGTAACAGCAGCGGCGCGTGTCCTGCCTTCAGGTCTTGAGGCGACGGGCAACGTTGGCGGTGTTACTGTTGAAACAATTTCGTTTATTGATGTCACTGGTGTTGAGGCCACAGGAGCCGTTGGCTCTGTTACCGTTAGCGGCGGTGCATCTGTTAATGTCACTGGAGTATCCGCCACGGGGCAGGTTGGTCAGGTTCTTGTTTGGGGACGTATTGTTCCAAATCAAGATCCGAGCTATACTCCCGAACAACCAACACAATCCCCTGGGTGGTCTAGCGAAACTCCTTCGCAATCTCCAGGTTGGACCCGAGAAGCAGCATAGGATAAAAACATGCCTAGTACATATACATTAAATAACGGTATCGAGCTCATTGGCACAGGTGAACAGTCCGGCACATGGGGCGATACAACAAACATTAACTTTCAACTTGTTGATACCGCGCTTGACGGTCAGGTATCGATAAGTCTGACTTCAACTGGGACCTCCGGATCTCCAAACCTTTTAGAGATTAGCGACGGCGCAACATCTAGCGGTCGTAATCGGTTGGTTATCTTCACAGGGACACCTGGGGCAGCGGACGCAGATGTTTTTGTTCGTTTAGATCCAAACGATGCAGAAAAGATTATATACGTCCGGAATGATCTTGGTGGAACACGGGTTATTAGGTTGTTTCAAGGCACATATAGTGCGTCCAACGACTACGACGTTCCTCAAGGAACGACAGCGGTTGTGTTTTTCAACGGGGTTGGAACTGGCGCGGTAGCGGCGAACGTCTTTAACAACGCGTTTTTTGATAGCCTACGCTTGGGCGGTGTGTCGGTCACTGCGATTTTAGACGAAGACAATATGTCTTCCGACAGCGCAACTGCGTTAGCGACACAGCAGTCCATTAAGAAATATGTTGATGACAAGGCCGCGGCACAGGATACGCTTGCCGAGGTTCTGGCTAACGGCAATACGTCTGGTGGTACAAACATCCAGATGACAACGACTGATGAGCTTCAGTTCCGTGACACGGCGTTGAAGATTAGCTCTTCTGCTGATGGTAAGCTTGATATTGACGCAGATACTGAAATTGAGATTGTTGCTCCGACTATTGATATTGATGCGTCTACGGCTATGACGATTGACACAGCGGCTCTTACAGTTACGGGAGCCGTGGACCTTAATACCTCACTTAACGTGGACGGAACTGTTACATCAGACGGTGTTACTGTAGCTGGCAACCTGTCAGTCGATGGCGGCACGATTAAGCTGGATGGGAATTATCCTACTGGAACCAACAACGTTGCTCTGGGGGATGCAGCGGGGGACGCGCTTGCTTCGGGCGGTAATTTAAACGTTGCTGTTGGTTCTAACGCGTTATCGGCTCTTGTGACAGGGGATGATAACGTTGCTGTTGGAGCATATGCTCTTGATAATGTAACAGGAGCGGACAATGTCGGGGTTGGTTCTGGTTCGTTAGGTAATTCTGTTAATTCTGCTTCTCAAAACGTTGGCTTAGGTTCTGATTCGCTTACAAATTTAGCTAGTGCCGCTTACAACACCGCTATTGGTCATGAAGCAGGAAGTGTTCTTGGAGATGTACTCGTAGCTACCGCCCTTGTTTCTGGGGTAAACTACACTATTCAAACTCTTGGGACGACGGACTTCACCCTGATTGGCGCTGGTTCGAATAGTGTTGGGGTTTCTTTTACAGCCACGGGCGCTGGTTCTGGTACAGGTACGGCTTCGGCTAACGCTAATTACAACACGTTTGTAGGTCATCAATCAGGGGACTTAATTGTTGGCGGCTCAAAGAACAGTATTTTAGGTCGGTTTGACGGCAACCAAGGTGGCTTGGACATTCGCAACAGCAGCAACCACATTGTTCTTTCAGACGGTGATGGGAATCCTCGATTAATCATCAATGCAAGCGGCAACGTAGATATTGGTGGCGACATATCTCTTACTGGTGCTACCACTATATCTAATACATCTGGCGATCTAACACTTGATGTAGCTGGCAACATCATTCTTGATGCTGATGGCGGGTTTATTGCTGTAAAAGATGCTGGAACAGAGATTGGAAACTTAGGTAACTATTCTTCTGATTTTGCAATTACAGCGTCTGTTCAAGATAAAGCTATTATTTTTAAAGGTAACGATAACGGTAGTATTATAGATGCCCTTACCCTTGATATGTCACAGGCAGGCGAAGCTGACTTTAACAGTGCAATAAAAGTAAGTAATCAGATAGTAGCACATCAAACCAACAAAGGTGTTTTAGAATATAATAGTAATATTACACGGCTTAGGTCTTATGGTGCATCTGCTGGAACAGGAGAATTAAGATTTCAAACAGGTGGAGGCGGTGGTGGTGCTGATAGTTTAGCCATGACCATAGACGATAGCCAAAATGTTGGGATTGGGACGAGTTCGCCTCAAGGTGTTTTAGATTTAGGTACTGCATCAACAGGCCGTGCGCTTACGTTTGCTAAATACAACAACATATTTGGGAGTTATAGCGAGGGTTCACTTAATTTAACTTCTAACTATTATGGAGATACTACT